AAGCTATTATCGAATTGCTGGATAGAGGTTATAACAAAGGTTATAATGATGCTATTAAAATTATTAACAACAATAAAACAAAAACAAAATGAAAACAAAATTATTCGGATCACAATTATTCGGATCACAATTAGTCAGATCACAATTAGTCAGATCTCGGTTGTGTATTTTTACATTACTTACACTAATCACGTTAATATCATGTGAAAAGTCAGAATTGCCTAATAACAACAATTAAAAAACAAAACAACAATGGAAAGATTAATAAACTACCACACTGCTAAAGCGGGTGGTTTTAAACCTAAGCAGAATGCAAAGAGCAATACATACTCGATTTTTCAGGCTGGTTTATATAGGCAGCCCCAAGCGTAGCAATATTGATTGCGGCATTAACGTCCGCATCCATATTGTTTCCGCAGTTTGGACACTTAAAAGACTTGTTCTTTCTTATTCCGATATGGTGACAAGACGAACAAGTTTGAGAAGTGTATGCAGGTTCTACAACCACCAATTTAACACCATTCAAAGCAGCTTTATAAGTCAAGAATGCACGGAGTTGCCCGAAAGACCAGCGACCAAGTTTTGTTCTAAAAGACTTATTACGTCTCTTAGATGTAAAACGGATGTTAGTAAGATCTTCGATTGCAATTCCCTTGCCTTGTTCTTTGGCAGATTTTATAATAGCTTTCGAAATGGTATGATTAATTATAGTGGCGTGCGTTCTTTCTTTCCCATTAAGCCGTTTGAGAAGTTTTCTCGAATTTCGAGTGCCTTTGGATTGAATAGAACTACGAACCTTTTGTCTTTGTTCACGGTATTTATTAAGCGTTTCGGAGGTATATTTATTCCCGTCAGAGGTAACAACAATATCCGAAATTCCCATGTCACAACCGATAAACTCTTCAATATCGTCAACGTCCTCATCAGGTATTTCAACGGTTTGGAAAATATAAAACTTTTCGTTTTTATAAACCAAATCGGCCTCACCTTTGATGTACGGAAGATATTTCGGATTATGGCAGATAAATGGTATTTTCAACCTACCACCTACAGACCAGATAGAGATAATATCGTTTTTGTAGGAAATAATGCGACTATCATAAGTAATTGCACCGAGAGGATTAAAATACCGTTTTTTCTTTCTGTCCAGCTTGTAAGCATCAGCAACCTTGCTAATGCAACGTATAAGCATTTGTGCGGACAAATTAAATGTAGATTTGAAGCCGTGATAGCAAAGGTGGTGAAGCTTAAATTGATTAAAACATTTGTTATCCCATGCAACGCCGGAAATGGCATTGCAAACAGTGTTCGCATCTTTAATGGTTTGAAGAAGCAAATAGGACTGTTCATTCGTAGGCAAAAGTTTTATTTTCAATGTAAGTTTCATAACACAAAGATAATTCAATTATTTGAGATATGCAAATATTTAAATAAAAATATATCAACACTAAAAGTCGCCGCATAAATGCGGTGGTTTCAAACCAAGAGGACAAAGTATGAATTTGACACAGGAGGAAATGCTTGCTTTTGTGCAGGCCGAAGTGAAGGAATCGGAGATTGAAAAAATGATGGCAACACATACGATCATTCAGAAATTCGGAAAAAAGTATGTAGTTTGCAAGTGCGAAAGGCCGCTTGGTTATGAAGCAGATTTTTTGAATTCAGGAATGGCGCTTACAGGTATTTTGTTGGAAGGCGAAAGTTTGCGCGACTTCATAGAATATCGTTTGAGGATGAAAAATGTTTGGGAAATAAGAAGTCGAAGAAGGCATAATTGACAAGAAAAACTATGGTAAGATTATAAGACATGGAGATGATAATGTAAGACGATAGATATTTAATAAATGTATCAATATATAAAAATGATATGCTATTTAGTTAAAATCGTTTGTTTTTGTTAAAATCGTTTTTCGGTCGTTTTTAGTTTCATGGAGCGGTGTGCAAATTTTTTTGATTTTTGCTCGCCGCTTCGATTTTTTATTTAATTTGTTATGTTTCAGGTTATTAAGTGAGTTGAAAAATAAAAAAGTAAAATTTTGCTCCGAATTTTTACCGAAAATTTTATTCGAGCAATTATTTGAGTTTCAGGAATTAATGAGTAAAAAATAAAAAATAAATTACTTTATATAGAATATTAAATAATAATTATAAGAGTAGTATAGTATTCTATATATAGTTTTTAAAACAACTGCTTATTTTATATTTTTCTCTGAAACGTAATACAGGAGCGCGTTTGAGGCAATAAGCAAAAAAATGTAAATTTATTTTCTGAATTTTGGCTTGTTTACAATCGAATTTTTGATGAATTTCATGGAATTTTGAAAAATATTTCGGTTTTTGAGAACAACGTATGAAAAATTATACTATATTTGGCGCGATGATATGAATATAAATTCATATCTTTGTATAAATAAACATATTATTATGGGCATAATATATTGTTATACTAATAAAATTAATGGAAAGAGTTATGTAGGCCAAACTCGATATCCAAAAAGGAGGCGTTATCAACACTTGCATGAAGTTATTAATGGCAATAAGTCTAAAAAGCCATTTTATAATGCTGTTCTAAAGTATGGAATTGATAATTTCAATTATACTGTTTTAGAGGAAACAGATAACGATAATTTAAATAGTAGAGAAATTTATTGGATAAAAAAACTTGATTCATTCGGTAAAAATGGCTATAATATGACCGAAGGTGGAGAAGGTATGAATGGATATAAAGCACCATTAAAAACATTTATTTGTGACTATTGTGGTAAAGAATACAAAAGTGCTGAAAATTCTCAAGGGAATAGATGGTGTAGCGATAAATGTCAATATGAATATGATAGAGAAACAGGAAGACGTGATAAAGAAAGTAAGTGCATTATTTGCGGTAAAATTTTTACAAGATATAAAAATTTAAGGTCAAATGTTTGCAGTTTACAATGTGCTACAGAAAGAGATAGTAAAATGTTCACTTGTGAATATTGTGGAAAAGAATATAAGGCGAAAGATACAGGAAATAATAAATATTGTAGTAAAAATTGTCAAGTTAAAAGTAGGTATCATACAGGAAAAGGTCGTGAAATAAGAAAATGTGTTTATTGTGGAAATGAATTTAGTGCATTGAAGCATAGAAAACAGGAAACTTGCAGTAGAACATGTTCAAATTATTTAATGTGGCAACGGAGAAAAAAAAATGAGCAAGGAGAGTAAAAATAAGGTAGGAAGAAAATTAGTTTTTTCAACACCTGAAGAACTTCAGGCTAAAGTCGATGAATATTTCGACAAACCTGTTGATACTCGAACCGTATATGTTGGAGCTGACAAAACGCCCATTAAAGTTAGCGTTCCAACAATTACTGGGCTTGCTCTTTTTTTAGGTTTTGATAGTAGGCAATCATTTTATGATTATGAAAAAAGAGAAGAATTTTCTTACACTATAAAAGTCGCAAGATTAAGGATTGAAAGAGAATACGAGCAACTACTTCAATGGGGAAATGTTACAGGTGCAATATTTTCCTTAAAGAATTTAGGCTGGAAAGATGAGCACACGACTGAACACAAAGGAGAGGTTACAGTTGGTTCGCCACTTGAAAATATAAGGGCAAAATTAAATATAGATAGCAATGTTGGAACTGACGAATAAGCAAACACAAGCAATAGATTTATTGACAGACCAAACAACTGACTATGTTGGTTATGGGGGTGCTGCTGGAGGCGGAAAATCTGTTTTAGGTTGCGCTTGGCTTATTTTATTAGGTTCTGAAATAGCTGGAGCTAAATTTTTCATAGGTCGTGATTCCATAAAAGACACAAAAGCTTCAGTAATTAAAACATGGTCGGAGGTAGCAAAGATGCTACAATTTAGCGATTATAAATTCAATGATGTAGGTATATTATTTGGTAACGGTACAGAAGTAGAATTACTTGATCTTACTTTATATCCATATAAAGATCCTTTGTATGATCGTCTTGGATCAAAAGAATATACAGTAGGGTGGATAGAGGAAGCTCAACAAGTTAATTATTTAGCGTTTGAGGTACTTAAAACAAGGGTTGGAAGGTGGAAAAATAATCTTTGCAAATCAAAAATATTATGTACATTCAACCCTAAAAAAAATTGGGTAGATTCAACATTCTACCGTCCATTTGTAAACGGAAAAGAAGATAAAGGAACGCGATTTATTTATGCACTCCCGAAGGATAACCATTACTTACCTGATGAATATATTAAAAGATTGTATGAGCTGAAAGATGAAGCAACAAAACAAAGATTATTATTTGGCAATTTTGATTATGACGATGATCCAACCGCACTACTTTCATTTGATGATATAACAGATATTTGGAAACCAAAAGAGATAACTGACGGAATAAAATATATAACTGCGGATATTGCAAGATATGGGAGCGATAAAGCGGTCATAATGCTATGGAATGATTTGCAAATAGAGGAAGTGATAACATTTGATATAAGCAGCACCACTAAACAACAAAATACAATAAGAGCACTTGCAACTAAACATGAAGTACCAATGTTCAGAGTTATTGTTGATGAGGATGGCGTAGGCGGAGGTGTAAAAGATTCTCTCGGTTGTGTTGGTTTTATAAACAACTCAAGTGCACGTAATAAAAATTACTCAAATCTGAAGTCTGAATGTGGTTATAGACTTGCTGAAATATTTAATAGAATAAGCGTTAAGGCTAATATTTCGGAAGACGTAAAAGATATTATTAATGCTGAATTAGGACAACTAAAAACCTATGATAGCGATAAAGATGGGAAACTAAAGATACTACCTAAAGAAAAAATAAAAGAGAATATAGGTAGATCACCTGATTATTTAGACAACTTCATTATGAGGATGTATTTTGAGTTGAAAAAGTTCGAATTTCACATAGCCTAAAGTAAAAAATCGATGGGACTGTTTACAAGAAAGAAAAAGACGGATAACGTTCAGAAGTTGCAAACGTTTTATGCTTCAATGATCGGGAGCAATCCTGTCGTTTGGTACAGTTACAACGCTGAAGACTTCGTGAAGAACGGTTACACGTCGAACTCCGAAATTTATAGCATTGTAAAGAAAATCATAGACAAGGCAAACGTTGCAACTCCTTACGTTTATGTTGATAAACAAGGAGTTAAATCGAAAAGATATTTGACAACGAAAGGATCGAGAGACACGGCCTTCGGAGCTGCCGAACATCGTCTCGAGATACACAAAGCGCTCGATTATGCACCTGACAACCTCGATTTGTCGATGTTATTAAAGAAGCCGAACAACGAACAAACATGGAGGGAGTTTATCACGCTGGTAAGGATTTTCTATTTCGTACAAGGCGAAGCGTTCATTTATAGAGAGGCAGGAGATGACAATTGTGCATTGTCGCTTCATGTTATACCAGCACATCTGATGAACATGCACATCGATAACGGAAAGTTGATAGGATGGAGGATGAATTTGTTGAACGGACAGTTTCGCGATTTTCTCGGCGACGACATGAACGACATTCTTCACATGAAGATGCCAAATCCGATGTTCGATGGAAAGTACAGTCAGTTTCGAGGATTGTCTCCTTTATTGGCAGGATTGAAATATTTGAAGTTGGATGACACTGCTATTGAGAGCTGGGTTAAGTCGGTTGAGAACGAAGGAGCGAAAGGATTGATTTCGCCTAACCATCCGAACCCTGAATTGTGGTTGACGCCTGAACAAGTTGACAAGACGCAGGCAACGGTAGAAACTAAAATACACGGATCGGATAACAGAAATAAGATCGTTGTCAGTGCAATGCCATTGCAGTACACACACATCGGCTTGTCTCCTGATGCGTTGAACATAATACAGGGACTTGATCATGCAGGTTACAAGTTATGCGATTTGTGGGGAGTGCCTGCCACGTTGTTCGATCCGAACCCGACATATCAAAATATGAAAGCTGCGAGTGAGCGTTTCGTTAAGGAAGTTATACTTCCTTACTTGTCGTCGGAAGAAGACAAGCTAAACAGCTGGCTTGTTGAACCGTTCAAGTTGCGTGACAAAAAGAATTACGTTATCGATTACGATCTTTCGTCTTATGAAGAATTAAGACTTACGTCAGATCAAACCGACGCTTATTTGAAGACACATACGATCAATGAAGTGCGTGTGATGCTTGGCAGCGATGAGCTGGACGAAGAATATGCAAATCAGGTATTCGTACAACAAGGCATGATTCCGTTATCGGATTATAACGTTGAGGATATACAGATTTAAAAGATGAGATTAACGCGTTACATACAGATAGAAAGCAGAAGGCAGGCAACTTATGAAAGGTTGTTTGCAAAAGAAGTTTTGAAAGCGTTCAAAAAGAATGCAGAGATGTGGATCGATTATAACATTGTAGGTAACGCGGTTGGTGAAGCGCTTGAAAAGGTTTATCGAGTTACGTTGGAAGATTATTTATCGAGGCAGTGGGAGCAATTGGACGGAAACGTTATTCAGAAGAAGGAAAGATTTTTCATGCCTGCATGGTCGCAGTGGATAGAAAACTATATTTTGGCTACATTGGTAAACAAGGTAGTCGGCATTGACGATACGACACGAGAGCTTCTGATGCAGGAAACGATCGCAAGCACGTCGATCGGTGAAAGCAGATCAGAATTTTCAAAGCGGATCATGAACGTGATGGGAGGTGCTGCTGGCAAAAGAAGGGCGAGAGTTATCGCGAGAACGGAGGCTGGTAACGCTATAAACATAGCAAAAGCGAAGTCGGCAGAAGATTGGGCAGCACAAACCGACATACCGATCGGAAAGCTCTGGATACATCGCGGCGCGAAAGATCCGCGCGATTGGCATGTTTCGATGGATACAGGTGTTGAGATACCGAAAGATGAACCGTTCATTGTTACTGATCCGAACACAGGGATCACTGACAGAATGATGTACCCGCATGATCCGTCGGCATCGGCAGGAAACGTGATCAATTGCGGTTGTCAGGTTATTTATGTACGATTAAAAACAGAACAAGATGGATGAAATAGTAAGTGTACGAAGTATAGTTAAATCTGAAGATATGATTTACAAGAACCTTTCAGAATTTCGCGACATTGATGAGCAAACAGGTATCATAAAAGGTTACGCAAACGTTTACAATGTGAAGGACAGCGACGGAGACATTTCGCTGCCTGGATCGTTCTCGAAGACGGTCTCCGAAAGGGCTAAAAAGATAAAGATATTCAAGAACCACACGCCGCAACTTGTCGGCGTTCCGTTGGAGTTGGATATCGCAGATCCTTACGGTCTCGGACTTACGGCGAAGATGCTGATGGACACCGATGCTGGTCGAGATACGTTTCATGAAGTGAAGTTTCTGCATGAGAACGGTTTCGAAAGCGGTATGAGTATCGGCGGCTGGGTTATAAAGCGAAATGCGAAGAACAAGGCTGAAGTCGTCGAATACAGGTTGAAAGAGATATCTGTATTAACAACCGAAGAACCAGCCAACCAGCTTTCGCTTGTAAGCGCGGTTAAAGCCGTTAAAGAATTGACCGAACCAACACAAGAAGAATTTTGGAATATCATCGAAAAAGCTTACAACGTAAGATTTTCGGATAACATATTGAAATCGTTAGAACAATTTTTGACACTCAAGGAAAAAGAGCCTGATCAGCTTTATGCTGACACAACTCAAGCCGTTGAGCCGTTGATCACAAATATTTACGAGTTATTCATTTAAAAACAACTATTTAAAACAAAAAACAATTATGGAAGATATTGAAAAACAAAAAGCTGAAGCGCTTGAAAACGTTAAGAAAACAGCCGAAGCTGCAGCTAAGATGACCGTCGAAGAAGCTATGAAAGCCGTTTCAGAAAAGATGGAAGAGATTGCCGGAAAGGTAGGCAAGTCTGTAACAGAAGACGACTTCAAAAAAGAGATTGCCGAATTGCAGGCGCGCGTTAAACAGATCAAGCAAACAACTTCTGAAGAAAAAACGGCAAAAAGCATTAAAGACGCGATTGCCGATGCGCTTGTCGAAGGGGCTGAAAAGCTGAAAAACTTCAGAGGTGAGGAAAAGCTTGTCATGAAAGCGGTAACCGATGCAAGCTGGGAAGCTGGTGCGCTTGATCATGCAACGTCGGAAGTACGTCCTACTCTTTATAACAGTCCTTACTCGCCACTTTACCTGCGTAACATTTTCCCGAACGTCGCTACCGACATGGGAACTGTTATCATTCCGCAAATCGGAGCGATCACAGGCGCTGCGGCAGAATGGGAAAGAGGCACGGGTGAGCTCGGCGCTGACGTAGCTAAACCTGAAGTTTCTCCTGCTTACAAAGACGTAACAGTTCCGATGAAGTGGATCGCTGGGATCACGACTGTTAACCGTGAGCTATTGCTTAACGTTAAATACTTGCAGTCGAGCATTACAAACACGCTGCTTTATTCATCGAAAGGACTGTTTGCAGCTGAAAACAAGATGATCACCGATTACCTTGCTACGAATGCAGTTGCTTACGCAGGATCGAAAACGATCGCGCTTGAGAAGATTATCGATGCAGCTTTCAACCAGCTGCTTGGAAATTACATGGCCCCGACGCACGTACTTATGAACCAGGCCGATTACTTGACTTATATTAAGTTGAACAAGGCTTCAGGGTCAGGCGAGTACGACGTTCCGAACGACACGTTGATGGGCTTCTTCGGTACAGGTCTCGAAACGGCAGTGCAGATTGTTCCTGTTCCGTCGATCGTGGCTGGTACTGCTTATGTCGTTTCAGCTCCCGAATTCGAATTCATTAACAGGCTTGCTCCAGAAATTCAAATTGCTGAACAGCACGACGTTAACTTTGCTTTTAACAAGGTAACGTTCAGGGTTGAGGAGATGGCTGCTTTCGTTGCGAAGAATTTGAACGCGATGGTTAAAATTACATTTTAACGATGATACAGATTAAATTAATTAAAGATGTTGAGGTAGGGAAGAAAGGGGAGATGTTAAGTCTCCCCGATCCTGCCGCAAATTACTTGATAAGAGTTGGAGCTGCGATTGAGCGCGTTAAGGAGAAAGAAAACGACAAACAAGTAAAACGAAGCAAAAGATGATAACACTTGCAGACGTTAAAGAAGCTTTGCATATCGACTTCACGGATCAGGACGGTTATTTGCAGTCGTTGCTTGACGCAGCTACCGACAAAGCGCTTCGAGTGTCAGGAATAAGTGCGACGATAACGGTAGTTGATGAGTTTGGCGTTGAAACAGTTATCGAAAACCCTGAAGCCTCATCGGCAGAGTTTCTTAACGCTATACTTGAAGATGTTGCAGCTATGTATCAATCGCGTGGTGATATTAAATCAGGAAGCGAAAGCTCGATGTTTACGTACAGAAGACATTCGACGAAACCTATATTTTAAATTTCAAAGACATGAAAATTGGACGATACGATCAGATAATTGAGTTCTGGAGCGAAGGAATGGTAAGCGACGGATACGGCGGTTACACTCCTAAGCCGTTATTGGAATTGAAGACTTGGGCACGGATCGAACAATTGAAAGTGTCGGCTAACATCGAACAGGCGCAAATGCAGTTACCTACGGTTTATCGAGTAGGAGTAATGTTTCGTGAAGGCTTCATTCCGTCGGTGCAACATGTTGTTAAATGGAGAGAAAAGAATTTCAGGATCATAAACGCTCCAATCGTCGAAAACGTCAGATACGGAAAAGAATTGGTGTTCGACATAACGGCTAAAGACTAAGGAGATGGGAAAAGTAATCAACACAACATCGGATAACTTGAAGAAGTACAAAGCGGATCAAATCAGAAAAATGCGATATTTGGTCGTCGATACGGTTACCGATATTGAGATTGAAGCTACTCGAAACGCTCCAGTCGGCGAGGATGGAGATATTTTCATAAACATCGACAAGCGTTTCACTAACAATGACATGACAGGTGAAGTAGGCGTTATGGGAGAAAACAATTTGGCCGCTTATTTCGAGTTTGGTACAGGATTGTCGGCGAGGGAAATACTTGCACCGTATCCTGAATGGATCAGAGATATTGCTTGGAAATTTTACATCAATGGATTAGGTACTTTGAAAGGGAAACCGTATCTTTATCCGTCGGTTCTTAAGAACACTGAGATTTTCAACAAGAAGCTTGATGAGATAATAAAAGAAAAAACGAAAGACAATGGATAGAGCAACGGAAATAAGAGGCAAGGTAATTACAGCGCTTTCAACGTTGAAATACGGTACTGTTTCGATACCCGTGTTCGATGAGGTTGTAAATCCGAATGTTACACTACCTTCAGTCGATGGATCAATAGCTACTTACGTCGTTATTCAGGATCAACAAGAACAATTGAACGCAGTTCAAACAGTTGACGCACCTCGCTTTAATCTAAACATGACAATACGCGTTGTAACGAAATGGGGAACGGTAGGGAAAAAGAAGCTTTGCGAGGACATCGGAGACACAATCATTAATTTACTGCGTGATGACAGGGGAGCTTCAAAGATCGATGGGATAGACAAAGTTTTGCTTGTAACAGCTCAATCAATCGCTGAAACAACGATAAATAATATAGCTTTTAGCAAAGTAATAATTTTAAACTTTATAAAAAATGGATAATTATCAACCAGGATGGAAATTGGCACGGTTGGCGGTGTGGGATGCTACGGCAACCGCTTATGTGCCTATTGCGTGCATAACTTCGAGAAGTGAGAGCAACGCTTCAAATGTGATGGAAAAAACTAACGCTTGTACACAAGGCAAGACGGTTAAGAAGATAACAAGTATTACGAGAACAGTAAGCGTTTCAGGTGAGGTTGTAACCGATAACGATGTTAATTCGCTTGACGATTTAAGAGCTTTGCAAGACAGCTTGACGACGCACGATTTCAAGGTTTATCGAACGTCAGGAGTCGATGGAGCTACAGAAACGGCTTGGTACTTCTCGGCAACAATTTCAAACTTGAATGCCGACTATCCTACAGGCGAAGGTGAGAGCGCTACGTTCACGATGGACTTGAACATCGAAGGCGAATATTCAAATGTTGAACCAACACATTAAAAACTAAACAATTATGCCAAATTATCAACCAGGATGGGAAGGAGCTCGGTTGGCCTACAAGTCAGGAGTTTCATATATACCTGTAGCGTGCATTACTTCGAGAAGTGAGAGCAACGCGACGAATTACAACGAAAAAGTAAACGTGTGCACTGAAGGGAAGGTAATTCGAAAGCCGACAAGCATTAGCAGAACGGTAAGCGTGTCAGGCGAAGTCGTCGACGCAGGATCGTTGAACGAATTGCGTGTTTTGCAGGACAGCAAATCGGAGCAAATATTCAGAATTTACGACAGTTCTGGAACGGCGAAGTATTTCAAGGCAAACGTTATGAACCTAAACGGAGATTATCCGACAGGAGAAGGCGAAACTGCAACGTTTACGATGGATTTAGAATTGACAAGCGAGTATCAATCAAGTGATGATTTCGCATAACGATTAAATATTGAAACTATGTACTCAACTCAAATAAGTGTAAATGGAAAGACGATACCGATCCGCTTCGGTGCTTACGTGATTAAGAAGCTTGCCGATGATGGTATTCGATTGCAGGACTTGTCGGATCACATAGCCAACAATCCTGCCGACATCATACCGAAAGTTATTTATTACGGTGCGATCAATGCTTCAGAAGAACGTAGAGGCGATAACGTTTCGCTTAATGATATTTACGATTGGCTTGACGAGATCGAAGGCGGTTTGTTCGGAGAAGAAGCTTCAAAGGTTATCGATTTGTTCACGCAGCAAATGTCGGACAGCGTCCCAAAAAACTCGAAAGCGGGGAAAGCGTCCCCGCAGAAAAAGAACGGCTAAGTGCGGCTGAAGAATTTACGATAAATCATCTTTCGTTTGCACTCGGCGAATTGGGACTTCGGATGGATGAGTTTTACGACATGGCATGGTGCGAATATCTGATCAAGTGTTACGCGTGGGCAAGGATGGAAAAAGAGAAGTGGAGACATACGCGCATGATCGCTTATGAAGCACGTATCGGAAGCCATCTTGATCCGAAAAGCCTGCCGAGAACGATTGAGCAGTACATGCCGATTGACGGAAAGAAGACAGCAAGTCGAGTGCCGCGATCAGAGATCGAAGCACTGAAACGTGAAAGGGAACAAATACTAAACAAGAATAAACAATGAGTTTCACAGCGATAATAACAGCTGACGCGAAAGGCTTTGAAAAAGCGATCGATCAGGCACAAGCGAAGATCGACGGACTTGAGAAGACGGTCGGTCAACGGCTTTCGTCGATTGGAGACAAATTTACTGATATAGGCCGAAAGGCTTCAGTTTTGTCGGCAGCGATCGTAGCAGCTGGAGGTGCTTCATTTAAGATGGCTGCCGATTTTCAGGACGCGCTCGGGGCAACGGATCAGGTTTACAAGCAGTCGAGCGACACTGTTAAAGAATGGGCACAAAACTTGTCGTCTCAATACGGTATCGCGAAAAGCGAGGCGTTAAGCTACTCGAACCTTATGGGATCGATGCTTGTCAACATAGGTCAATTGACTGAAGAACAAGCGGCGAAACAATCACAGAAGCTTATCGAGCTTGCTGGAGACTTGACTGCGATGTACGGCGGTCGAGTGCAGGATGCTGTTAGAGCTTTAACTGGCGCGTTGAAGGGTAACAACACGATGCTGGACAATTACGGAATGGCGGTAAACGACGCGCTGGTAAAGACGCGTGCTTTAGAACTTGGATTGATAGCGCAAGGAGAGGAAATGACGTTGGCGGCAAGGCAGGCAGCTACGTTATCGTTGATCTGGGAGCAATCGGCAGCGGCACAAGGGCAGGCAGCACGTGAAGCAGATGGAGCAAGCGGATCGATGCGTGCACTGCAAGTTGAGGTTAAGAATTTGGCGACGTCGTTCGGAGAGATACTATTGCCTATAATTACGCCTATTGTTTCAGGTATTGCCGACATGGTTAATAAGATCGGATCGTTATCACCTGAATTGCAAAAGACGATCGTCGTTATCGGAGGTATTGCTGCGGCAATTGGCCCGTTGATGCTTGGTCTTGGCAGCTTGCTTAAATTAGCACCGTTGATCGGAACTGCGTTTACTGCCATGACAGGGCCGATAGGCATTGCTGTAGCGGCGATTGCTGGAGCGGCAGCGTTGATTATTAAGAATTGGGACGCGATAAAAGAATATTTTACGACAGGCGGAGGAAGCGAGATGTTCTCGTCAGTTAAAGCGCTTGCTGTTGATCTTTTTGAAAACATAAAAAACACGTTCAATTCGATTCGAGATGTTGCGGTAGCGGTTTGGGATCAAATAGGAGGAACGCTTACGTCAATATGGAATAACACGTTTGACAGTATCAAAAGCGTGCTTGACTTTTTCATGAACACGGTTAAGAATGTTGCTGACTTTCTGCGTGCGATCAAAACGGCGACTTTAAAGGAGCGTTGAATGCGTTGTTATCGCAATTCAGCAACACATTTGTGTCAATCGGAAGGATCGTAACGAATACGATTTCAAGCATGGCTGGCGTGCTTGGAAAGTTTCTCGACGTCGTAGGACTTGACAAGTGGGCCGAATCGGTAAACGGTTTCGCTGACAGGATGGCGAATGCTTTCACGAAACAGAAAGATGCGGCTACCGAAGCGGCTACCGTTATCGAGGAAGTATCAGATAGAGAAGTAACGGCGGTTAGTACGGCGTCGGAAAAAGTAGTATCGGCAACGACTGCCGTAAGCGATACGTTCACGAAGTTGATCGGAACAAATTTGTCGTTGCAGGATTCGATAAGAAAAACATCTGATACGATTGATGAGCTTCAAAGCAAATTGATAAAGTTGCAAACAGGGATTATTTCATCGACAAACGTTCGCGATGAGATTAAAACGACGCAGCAACAAATAAACGATCTTTCTGAAGCTTTGAATTTGTTGACAGGCGGTCGAGAGCTTAATTTAAAAGTGAATGCAGAAATGCCGACGATCGCAGCTGACATGAACAAGTTTTTCGATGGCAAGAATTGGACGCTGCCGGCGATTGACAGTAGCGTGCTTCAGACAAGTTTGGCTAAAGCAAATGAGGTTATTATCGATTACGGTAACATTATGCAGTCAGGAATAACAAATATAGCTGGTTCAATAGGTGAAGCGCTTGGATCAGGTAACTTTCAGGATTTAGGGAAAGGGTTGATCGACGCGATGGGTAAGTTGGCGCAACAATTCGGATCGTTATTGATCGGAATGGGGACGGCTGCATTGCATTTGAAGACTACACTGATAACTCAACCGTGGTTGGCAATAGCAGCTGGTGCAGCGTTGGTGGCTCTCGGAGCGGCAGCTTCTGCGGCAGCGAGCAAAATGGTTAACAACGCAACAAGTGGAGGCGGCTATGACAGAAGCTATTCAGGCGGCACGTCGTCGTATCAGCAAGCAACACCGAGCTACGCACCGACCGAGTTTCGCGGGCCGTATCAGGAAAATTACACGGTTGAATTTAAGATAGGCACAAATGAGCTTGTTGGCGTGCTGGATATGGCTGAACAAAAGAAAAGAAGGTTGTAGTGATGTATTTTATAGGAATTGTATTAATTTAAGCGATTATCACGATGAAATATACACTCACATATAGAAATAAGCAAGGCGTCGAAGCACGTCTCGACATTATAACGTTCGGATCAACCTCAACGACCGAAGTTATCGAAGGGACTGACACACCTTTTATTCTGAATTACAAGCGCGAGAAGAACGACAAGGAAGGTTACATAATTTCGTCATCGGCCGACATTGCTATATACGAAAGCGGCACGTTCAACATCGACACGCTGAAGACTTCAAACGAAACAGATATAAAGGTTGAGTTTCATATCGGCGACATGTTGATATGGACAGGTTTCGTGCTGCCGGACTTTTTCTCGAAAGAGATAGGAGAGAATGCTGTCGTCAGTATGACGGCATCTGACCGTATCGGTACGTTAAAGTCGGCAACGCTCGATTTGTCGCAGGACAAGATAAAAATTCGTGATCTGGCTGCTGCATGTCTCGCAAAAACAGGATTGTCGCTTGAAAATTATTTCCAAAGCTCGTTAAGTGTGGACGGTATAAACTATTTCGATACGTATGTCTATACGGAGCGTTTCAAAGATGTCGGCAGTGGAGCAATATCGTGTTACGATGTTTTGTATTCGATACTCGTTGAAACAGATTCATTACTGACGCAATCATACGGCAAATGGTATATCGTCAATAAACTGGATCTGGAAAACGAGATGGCATTACCGGCTGCACAGTACGTTAATTTTGATAGCGTAACTGTTGGAGCAATAAGGACGATAATACCGGTGGCGTCGGAGGTTGGTATATATCACGAGTTTGGAGGCTCGCTGAAAAAACCTGCGAATTACGATTTCTCGAAGTGGACAGGTGATTATCCTGATAGCTGGACGAGAGTAAACGGTTTTGTATGCACGAAAAATACGAAAGAAGTTACAGGATATGATGCCTCACACAATCCGATTTACGGACAGGATTTATTATTAAGTAATCTTCATATATATAACAATTTAAGTCCGACGCTTTCGTCGTATTTAAATAATACGGCTGCAAGTTTACGATCACAAAGCGTAAGATATATTCGTCAACCGGATGAAAAGATTACTGTTAGGGCTGATTTTAATGTAACGGCGCGAGTCGGGACTACGATAACCGTTATGGTTACGGCGATGTATCTCGGAGAAATATTACATGCGTTAAATGTAGATGGTAATTTTACAACTACGATTTCAGATAAAACATTTTTAAAAGCGATAGTAGGAGGTGACAATCAGAATGCGGCAGGAACGATAAATTTTTCGTTTGAAGGATTATTCGATAACGAAGGAATAACCGAAATGGATTTTGCTATCGTTATTTTCGGTACAACGGACGAACATATTTTCGTAAATAAAGCTGAATTATCGTTTAAGAAAGAAGGTGATCAACCAAAAGGCAACATTTACAAGACAACGCAGGGAGAAAATTTCACAAAGAAACATGATATCGAGACATCGATATTCGGCGATTATATCACTAGCGGATTGAATGGTTATTTCTATGATTTTCCGAAGGACGATGCCTCGCTGCACGTAAAAAGTGATGGTACACTGATAACGAAATGGACACGTTCAGGTGAGACGATGCCTATCGGGCAGCATGCTGCTCGACAGAAAGCGAGGATGTTCTCAAAGGCGCACGACTTACTGCGTTGTGAGATTGATACCACTTCGCTTGACCCGCTGGCAATTTATCGTGATTGCGAACTGAATAAATACGTTATCGTAAATGCAGAATTTGATTTTCTTCGGAGCACTGCGAATGTCGAGATAGAGGAATGCGTTTACGATACTGCTATACTGAAACGTGATTTTATTTATTCATATTTCGGTGATTCGACGGAAAACATAAAAAGTGTTGGCAGTATTTCAACTTCAGGAATTTCAGGAAGTTCCGGAGGAACGACACATACGCACGAAAATAAGGACGTCATCGACCAATTAACGCAAGCAAATATTGATGTGCTTTCGAAATTGAGCCTTGATGAAAACGATAAATTAAAGGTTGATACCGATTTGTATTCAATAGGCGAAGTATCTGCTTATGGCGCAGGCGGTGCTGGTGGAGGTACAGGAGTAACTGCTTTGAGTGAATTGGTCGATGTCGATTTGGCTTCACTTGAAGTCGGAAACATGCTTGTTTATAACGGCACGCATTGGGAGAATAAGCCGCAATCGTCTATTGTACCTGACCTGTCAGATTACGCTAAAAAGACATACGTCGATACTGCAATAGCGAGTTTAGTTGAAAGCGCACCGAGTACGCTTGACACGTTAAACGAACTCGCAGCTGCATTGGGAAACGACCCTAATTTCGCAACGACGGTAACAAACATGATTGCAGGTAAGGAGAATGCCATTGTTGCAGGGAATGCCTCGCAATATTTTCGTGGAGACAAAACTTGGCAAACACTAAACACAAGCGTTGTGCCTGAAAGCGGTAACCTATACTTCACGAATGCGAGGGTTAAGGCGTATGCCGACACGCTTTATTTGCCGTTAAACGGAAATGCTGTTTCCGCAACAAAGCTGCAAACCGCAAGGGCATTTTCGATTACGGGAGGGGCAACGGCTGCTGCAGTTAATTTTGACGGTACTGCAAACGTTGCTTTAAATGTTACTTCACTAAGTGCAGGAAATTTAACAGGAACTATGCCATCGTCGGTACTCGGCAATTCGACGTTATACGTAGGCACGACGGCTATACCTTTGAATAGACAAAGCGCATGGCAAGCGTTGACAGGCATTACTTCATTACAAATAGGAAGCGCTTCGGCTTCGGCAAAGCTTATGTACGACGCTGCGAAAAATGCAGTGTATGTCGTCGGTTCAGACGGTACTACGGCCGTTAACTTCTATGCGACAGGTGAAGTCTCTGCTTACGGAGCTGGCACAGGAGGCGGAAGCGTAAGCTATAACAGGCTCGACGCTTGGGGCGATTATGATTCATCAAAATCAGGATGGGTGTTAAGTGCACTGCTTGGTAATGACCTTAACACGAGAGTAACAAGCCTTGAAAGTGGTTCAGCTCTGAATATCACAACTACTGGAA